ATTTTTATTTTAACAACTTTACTAACTCAATGGAACAAAATCTTATTGAGGATTTGATCATTGAGTCGATTCGTATTTACGGTCACGACGTGTGGTATCTACCAAGAACTCTTGGTGCAAAGGATGAGTTACTAAATGAAGACGATCTACCAATATTTAATGAAGCATATATGGTAGAAATGTATATTAAGAACATAGACGGCTTCGAAGGAGAAGGTGATTTTCTATCTAAGTTTGGGCTACAGATTCGTGATTCAATTACATTTACCCTTTCCATGCGTAAGTTTACTGAAGAAATTGGTTCTTATAATGAAGAAGTAAGACCAAATGAAGGTGATTTAATATATTTTCCACTTAATAATAAGATGTTTGAAGTTATGCATGTCGAACATGAAGCTATCTTTTATCAAATGGGTTCACTTCAAACATATGATCTTCGCTGTGAACTCTTTGAATATTCACAACAAAGATTTACAACTGGTGTTACTGAAATTGATACACTCTTTTCTAATTATGTACTTACATCAAATGCGGCAATTGCAAATGTCGAATCAGTAGATGTTCTAGCTGATAACTGGACTATTGAAACTGAAGCCGATAATATTCTCGACTTTACAGAATCAAATCCATTTGGAGAGGATAATTACTAAAGAAGTCCTAACTCTTTTCTTTTTCTTCCTCTAATCCATCCTTTATTAAGATATATTTCAACCTCTTCAATATGAACCTTTTTTATTTCTCTAGTCTGTAAATTTGTAATCCACTTATGCGAATTCTTTTTACGATATTCTTCGCATTTCCATCTGTTGTGTGCGGCTTCAGAATAGTTTGAAGTATCTTTAACTTTCCAGCCGAAAGGATTATTTCTTTCTCTGTTAATCTTTGAACGTAATTCTCGTAAAGACTTTGCCTTTTCTTCGCCATATATTTCTTCGTACGTTTTTCCCTTTATAGACTTTGAATAATCTTGAAAGTTTTTTCTGGCAGCTTTATCTCTACGCACACTTTCATATTTTATTCCTTTATTCCAAGGCGTAAAGGAATTTTCATATTCCTCATAGATATATTCACTTATATTAGAATAGTCTATATCAATATAATCTAGACCTAATGCTTCTGATATAGAATCGGTTTTGTCGTTTATATAAATAGGCATAGCTGGAACTCCTGTGTGTTTCTAGTGTAGTTGGGGAGACTCTCACATATCCCGCGAACTACAAAGTTATTTATAAAAATTAAACCTTTGTCCGGAGGGCGGAAAAATTTTTGGACATGAATTTTATAACGAAACAACGAGAAGATACGTAGCTGTATTTGGCACACTCTTTAATGATATTATAATATCGCGTAAGGATAATTCTGGTACTACAATTCAACGTATGAAAGTGCCAGTAAATTACGGGCCAATGCAAAAGTTTCTTTCGAGACTTGAGCAAGATCCTGATCTATCAGCTCCTGCAATTACATTACCGCGTATTAGTTTTGAGATTGTGGGTATCAATTATGACGGTGAAAGAAATTTAACACAACTTAAAAGATCTGTCAAGGCTTCTTCTACATCAGATTCAAGCTTTAATTCTGTATTTACTCCATCTCCTTATAATTTGGAATTTCAACTTAATATTATGACTAAGTATGCTGAAGATGGTACTAAGATTCTAGAACAAATTTTGCCATTCTTTAAACCAGATTTTACACCGACAGTAAAACTTGTTGATGATATGGATCTATATTATGATATTCCAATTGTACTAAATGGAATTACAACAGAAGATGTATATGAAGGCGAATATACACAAAGACGTTCTCTTATTTGGACACTCAATTTTACATTAAAAGGCTATTATTTTGGTCCAGTAACTCAAAAGAAAGTTATTAAGTTCGCTAATGTTGCAATATATACATCAATTGATTCTACAACTCCAGCCGAATATGTACAAGTAAGACCTGGATTAACTGCAAATGGTGAACCTACAACCGATTTAGCCCAAACAGTTCCATACGATGATATTAATTTTGATGACAATTGGGACTTTATTGTTACAATAGAGGATTATGATGGATGATATTGCTAAGAATTTGGGATTAACTCCTCTTAAAGATGTTGTTGATGCTGAAATTATTGAGAGTACAGATAAGCCTATATCTAAGGTAGATGATTCGGAAGCTGAACGAGATTATAAATTTGCTCGTGAAAACTATATTGATATTATTAATAGTGGACATCAAGCATTGCAAGATCTAATGGATGTAGCTTCACAATCACAGCATCCTAGAGCTTATGAAGTATTAGCAACCACAATGAAAACTCTTATGGATGCCAATAAAGAATTGGTTGAACTTTCATCCAAAAAAGAAGAAAAGAATAAACCAAAAGAAGTGAATAACGGTGCTCAAGTTACAAATAATAATTTGTTTGTTGGATCAACGGCCGATCTTTTACAAACGCTAAAAGGTATGAATAATGCATCTGATTGAAAAAGGTTATAACGGCAACGTTAACCTGAAGAAAAAAGGAGTCTCAATTGAATGGACTTCTGAAATGCTTCAGGAATATTTGAAGTGTGCTCAAGATCCTATTTATTTCGCAGAAAAATATATTCAAATTGTTCACGTCGATCATGGCCTTATCCCAATTAAATTGTATGATTACCAAAAAGATATTATTAATGCAATCACAAATGGTAGACGAGTAACAGTTAATACATCACGCCAGGCAGGTAAAACTACAACTGCCGTTGCTGTTATTCTTCATTATAGTATTTTTAATAGCCATAAAACAATTGCTCTATTGGCAAACAAAGGTGATGCCGCAAGAGAAATTTTAGAACGTATTCAAATTGCCTATGAAGCATTACCAAAATGGCTACAACAAGGCGTTATTGAATGGAACAAGGGTTCAGTTGAATTTGAAAATGGCTCTAAGATTATTGCAGCTGCAACATCAGGTTCGGCAATCCGAGGTAAATCAATTTCATTCCTTTATATTGACGAAACGGCATTCGTAGAAAACTGGGATGAATTCTTTGCTTCAGTTTTCCCAACAATTTCATCTGGTAAAACAACCAAGATTCTTCTAACCTCTACGCCAAATGGTTTGAATCATTTCTATAAGACATGTGAAGGTGCTAAGGAAGATAAAAACGGTTATGCATATATTGAGGTTCCATGGTATAAAGTTCCTGGCAGAGATGAAGCTTGGAAAACAGAAACTTTAGCCGCAATGGACGATGATCTAGAAAAGTTTGCTCAAGAATTTTGTTGTGAATTTCAAGGTTCGTCTGGTACACTTATTAGCGGTTCTAAACTAAAAACTCTTGTTATTAAATCTCCTATCAGCAGTAAAAATGGCTTAAATGTATATGAATATCCAATTGCTGGTCATACATATGCATGTATTGTTGATGTCTCTAGAGGTAGAGGTTTAGATTATTCTGCATTTCAAATTGTAGATATTACAGCAATGCCATATAGGCAGGTTTGCACATTTAGAGATAATATGATTTTACCTATGGACTATTCTGCTTTGATTAGTAGAACGGCAAAAGGTTATAATGATGCTCTTGTTCTAGTCGAAATTAATGATATTGGTCAGCAAGTAGCAGAAGCTATGGAATATGATTATGAATATGAAAATATGCTTCATACTCAAAATAATGGCCGACAAGGTAAAATGGTTTCAATTGGTGGAAAAACATCTGAATTAGGAATAAGAACAACCAAAACGGTAAAATCAATTGGCTGTAATGTTTTAAAAATGCTTATAGAACAAGATCAGCTTATAGTAAATGACTTTAGCACCATTCAAGAATTGTCAACCTTTTCTAGAAAAGGAAGTAGTTACGAAGCTGAATCCGGTTGCCATGATGATATGGTAATGTGTTTGGTTTTATTTGCTTGGTTAGCAGATCAAAAATATTTTAGAGAATTGACAGATATTCATACATTGTCAGCTTTAAGAGAAAGAACAGAAGAAGAAATGGACTTAGACCTTTTGCCATTAGGCTTTATTGATACTGGTCACGATGAACCTGAAGTAGTTGATGTTGTAGAGGATCACTGGATCCGCTTTTGATTTTAATATTTTATAAATAATCAATAGAGAATACATTCGAAAC